AGTCCAGGTATGCCGTCATTAACTGCTTGTAATGCTTCACCAAACTGTTTGTAGGTGATGTTGTTCTGCCTTAATAAATTTGCTAATCCAAGGCATCCAAGTCCGACTTGGCGATCCGTTTCGCTGGGGAGATATTCTCCAGAACCTCCAATGCCTGTTTTGCTATGGAGGTCGCACAAACTTCGCATACCCTCAACAAAACCCGTTGACACGTCGGCGATTGTACAGGCACCGAGATTAACGTGTTGGAGCAGGCATGTGCCTCGTGATGGCAAGTAAACTTCAAGGCATACGTTGCCTCTAATTCGTTTTCCATTTTTATCATGTTTAATTTTATTTAACCATATATCTCCAGATTTTATTCCGTAGATGATGGCTTCTTGAACGAGTTTATCAGCCTCAAACCATTGTTTTGGTGTAAGGTTGACGCATCGTTTGATCCAAGGGAGTTCTGATCTAGGAGTTGTAATAAAATCAATGATATCGGGATGGTCGATATCAAGATGAGCAACCACAGCACCATTTTTGTATACTCCACCACGTCTGAGCGTTTCATTTAATGTTGAGTAGATTTTTGCGAATGAGACTGGTCCAGAGGCAGTAAGCCCTTTTCCATTTTCTGATCCCTTTCCACGGATTTTAGAAAGGTGTACAGCACAACCTGCCCCGAACCGCAAAGCGTGTGAAACAAATCTCCAACTTGCTTCGATTCCATTTGGCCCCTCCATTGAGTCTTCTACAACGAAGACAGTGCATGACACTGGTAGGCGGGAGGTGGGATCATCTATCCATGACTGAACCCGACCAGTTCTAGATATTAAATTTGTCATTAGACAAGATCACTTAATGTAGGTGGTTTGTAATTTTTGCTCTTTAATACTTTACCGTCCTCTCTATAGATGGGTTTGCCACCTTCATCTAGTTTGGACATATTACTTTGATGGACTCGACGTAGAGCTTCGTCTAAGTCCCATCCCATATTTGCTGCATATTGATAGCAGACATATGCAAGATCACTAAGTTCTTTAAGAGCTTCTTCACGGAAAACTAAGCTATCTCTAAATAGCATTCCTTCTGCTTCTAAAAATTCTTTAAACTCTTCAACGATCAAATTCTTTTGCATATTCCGTGATGGCAGCTTCGTCGAGTTCTTTACCCCGAATGCATTCCTGAACTCTTTTGCTTGTTCTAAATTCGACTTCATTTTTTAAGTAGTGGATAGCTTTTTCTAGGTCATCTATGTCGTCAAATTTGTGACCAGCACGACAGACATATTTGATTACATTTCCTAAATGGAAATTTAACTCTTGATCACGAACAAAATCCCAGACTTGGATGGAGCCACGCCTGTAATAGGTTGGTCCAGTTTCATTGGTGGTTTCGGCCATTTTTTCAATAAATTTGTTATACTGTTAGAAAGTACAAAGTTTTGTTCTTGTAGTGCTAGGAAGATAGTTTTAATGTCTTCCATTTTTGTATCGGGATTGTCAAATGCATCATGTAGAATCCTCATCCTCAAGTCTTGCTCCATCGTCAATTCTGTAATCGGGGCTGGGATTCCATAAGATTGGTTGTTGTTTTTCAAAGTCATAATCCTCTGCTGTTAGTATTCGAGCTAGTCTAGCATTTAAAAGTGCTTCATCTTCGGATAAGTCTTTATCTGCAAATGCTTTCACTAATGTTTTCCAGCTGTATCCATGCTCTTTAAAGATAGCATGAGCACGTTTAACTCCTATTCCTGGGATACCGCTATAGCCATCTGTATTATCTCCAGCTGCGGCTTGAACTAAATGCCATTTAGCCCCTTCCTCATACGTGATGAGTGTGTGTTCCTCTAGGTTATACAATTTTCCTGGTATCTGTCTCATATCTTTATCGGGAGATACAATAACATTTCCTGGATGTTGTGTAGCATAAACACCAAGTGCATCATCTGCTTCCAACGTAGGCATTGTAATAACAGAGTAATCATCCTTTAGCTTATTGATGACTCGCCTGTAACCGCAAGGCTTCTTACGATTCCTATGTCCTTTATAGGATGGTTCTATAGTTTTACGAAAATTCTCACTATCGCTGAAGAATAAAATAAGTTCATCAGACGGTTTGAATTGCATACGAATCTTAGTCAATTCACGTTCAACAGCTGAGTATGCATCAGTAAATCTAGAAGAGACAACAATGACATCATTACCAAAATCAATCTCATCTTCAGCGGCAGCAGTACATTTATATACTGTGAAATCGGCATCAACTAATATTTTCATAGCTTAATGCCTCAATAGTTTTTGCTGCTCTCCTTTCACCAAAATAAGGTAGGAGATTTTTTAAAAAGCCATTCACTTCAGAAGGTTGCCAACATTGCCATAACCAGAAATCTTTTCTATCTTCTCCATCTAATCTTTTCTCTTTAGGTGTATATGGGCCATATAACCTTCCTACTTTAAAAATGTTAAAGAATTTGTCCATAACATCTTTATCAGTCATCTTTAAACCAAGTCTATATCTTGTACTCTGATTATGAAAATAAATTGTACCTTCGCCTTCAAACAAACCAGCAGCCCATGCTATATCAATGGACTTCTGACCAATTGTTTCCAGATTTAGATTCTGCTGCGATTGGTATTCGCATATTGTAGTATTCTCCAGCACGGATGGCTGAGTTTTCGAGGGTGAAATTAAGGTCATTTACATAGGTGGGTGTACATTCAAACTGAAGTTCATCATGTATAAAGGCCAATTGATGTGCCTCTATGCCGACTTCTTTAATCATTTCATGGGCTATTAACATCCAACGCTTAGCGATTACTCCAGCTGAACATTGTAATAAATAGTTAAGAGCCTTGTGCTGACTGTCAACTATTATTTTTCTTCCATCAATAGCCAAGATCGAGCCTGTGGAAGACCGCTTCTTAACAGCCGATAACAACTCTGATAATCCAGGTATGGCTTTGATGAACGAGGCACGTACTTGTTTGCCTCTAACTCTTGCTTTATCTGACGATAATTGTTTATCGACTGAGAATCCGATTTTTTCATCACCTGCTCCATATAAAAATGCATAAGTTACAGTCTTCACAGCACGTCTGGAGATTCCAATAGCGTCTGCATTGACTTGGTGTATGTCTCCATTAAGGAGGATGTCTGCATATCTACCTTTATCATATCTAGCTAAGTAATGTGCCAGCATTCTTAATTCTATGCCAGCTAAATCTGCTCCGCACATAATCATATTAGGTGAAGCAGTGAATAACTCTCTGTATTCTTTAGCAGCTGGCACTTGCCCAAGATTCGGCTTACGGTGAGCACATCTAAATGTGTTCGTAGCCACGGAACAATGATGATGTATACGGCTAGACGTCGTACATAGCTTCAGCCATGCGTTCACGCCTTCTGATATCATTCCTAATGCTTTCTTCAGTTCCAAGCATCGGAGATATTTCAGAGCTATATCCGTCCCAATTTCCTTTAAGACTGGCTCGTCTATCACGGGCTTTCCGTTCGAGCTTATTAATAAGGGTTTCCAACCATAATGTGTTTGCAGAATCCATGTAATATGATCTCTTGATGTGGGGTTATGTTCTTTTAATCTACAAAAGGATGCACCTTCTATATATCCTTGGGTGCGGTTATCTCTTTTAGGAGTGAACTTTGTACCTTTGACGAAAGGATGCCTGTTGCGTAATAGTTCACTAAGTGTTTCCAGTTCTGTTCGGAGACTCGATTCAAGTTCCCATGCAGAGCGTTCATTAAAATACCATCCATGAAGTTCTTGTTGTGTAAGGATTTCTGCGACTGAATGCTCTAACGCAACCCAGTCAGGTAGGGGAGGAAATGGTTGCATAATTTTTTAGTAACGGAGACATCTTGTTCACAATACATCTGCATTTCTTCTGACCAGTTTTTCCAATCAGTAGTTTTGCCAAACTCTCCTTTATAGTGATTCAATCTATGACCCCATGCTTCGAGTGAATGTCTCCCAAATAATTGCAAAGGCATGTGCTTTAGCAATTTTTTCTCCTTACGTCTGTAATCGATGTTTAATAGATTTGGATGGTAAAGACGTGAAAGAATAAGAGTATCAATAGTGCGAGCAGTGGTAGTGAAAAAAGGGTAGAGCTTGTTGATGCAAGGTAAGTCAAAACCGAGAATGTTATGACCGATAATGGTGTCAGCGACGCTGAGTTTAGCCAATCCTTCAGTGATTGAATACTTGTTGTCACGTTCGTCGTTGAATGATTCAATTTCATCTGTCTCTGAGTTGTATAAAGATAGACAATGAATACGAGTGAGATCAGGAAGTAGACCATCTGTTTCCAAATCGAAGATGATCATTATTTCTTCTGCCACTTGTATGTTTTGTCTACAAATTTTGCTTTCTTTACTTGTTCCTCTGTAGGTGGGTTAGGTTTCTTAAGGTAGGTATACCAAGGATGTTCGTATTCACTACCTTCAAAAATCCTGGGCTTCTTCGGTTCCGAATACATAGGGTTGTTTCGTAACATCATTCTCACTAAATCGGCAGTTGGATAAATCATAAGTTAATGTGCAGGCTACGCCTGTCTCGCCTGAATAACGGTTTTTAAGGACTCTAAGAGTCGTATCGCCTCCTCCCTCTGTGGACTGTTGGTTTCGCTCAAGTCCAATGACCGCATCTGAGATTTGAGATATTGAATGAGATCCCCTAAGTTGTGAGAGGGAAACTCGACCTCCTTCTTCATGTGATTTTCTGTCATTATTTGATCTTCTCAAATGACTAACTAGAAATAAGGTTATGCCAGTACGTTCAACTAAGCTTCTTAACTTAGTCATAGTCTGGTCTATCATGCGTCGCTCATCTCCATCTAGTCCACTTAGTAATATACTAAGATGGTCTAAGAATATAGTACGACACTCCAATCCACTGGCAAGGTATTCGATCCGATTGTAAACCACAGACGGGTCGTAACTACCAAAGCCGTCAAACATGTAGAGATTCCAATTATCAATGGTATTATGAAAATGTTCTTTGAGTTCTTCTTCATTATGTTCTCCAATATGTAATGGTTTTCCTACAGCTGTGGACATCAATCCAAGTGCTGTTTGTCTATTACTTGCCTCAAGATCCAAGAACCCAACACGTTCCCCCTTGTTGAGGAGGTGAGTTGCAATTTCACGGGT